CAGAATAGGAGTATATAACTATGGCAATATCAAGAGCACAGCTAGTTAAAGAACTAGAGCCTGGTCTAAATGCACTATTTGGACTAGAGTACAAAAACTACGCAGATGAGTGGTCAGAAATTTTCGAGACGGAAACTTCAGACAGAGCTTTCGAAGAGGAAGTAATGTTAGCAGGTTTCTCAAACGCGGCAGTTAAACCTGAAGGACAAGGTGTAACTTTCGACGATGCTCAAGAAACTTTCACTGCTCGTTACACTAACGAAACGATTGCATTAGCATTCGCTATAACAGAAGAAGCTATCGAAGATAACTTGTATGACAGACTTGCGTCTAGATATACAAAAGCGTTAGCAAGATCTATGGCGTCTACTAAGAATATCAAAGGCGCGGCGGTATTAAACAACGCGTTTGATTCTACTTTTGCTGGTGGAGATGGTAAGGAGCTTTGCGCTACTGACCACCCTACATTAGCTGGTACGTTTTCAAACGAGTTAGGAACAGCTGCTGAGTTGAACGAAACATCATTGGAGCAGTCTTTAATCGACATCGCTGCATTCACTGATGAAAGAGGCCTAAAAATTGCGGCACAAGGAACTAAATTAATTATTCCTTCTGCTTTACAATTTACTGCTGACAGACTTATGAATTCTGCTGGTAGAGTTGGTACGGCTGATAATGACATCAACGCAATCAGAAATATGGGAATGATTCCGCAAGGATATTCAGTTAACCATTATCTGACAAATGCGAAGAAATTCTTCATTATGACAGACGTTCCAAATGGTCTAAAACACTTCAACAGATCACCTATCAAAACTTCAATGGAAGGTGACTTTGATACTGGTAATGTAAGATACAAAGCTAGAGAGAGATACGTATTCGGATTCTCAGACCCTAGAGGTATCTTCGGATCAAACGCAACGTAATAAATAATTTAAAGGGGCCGCTTTTAAACGGCCCCTTTTTTATATAAAAGGTGAGAAAATGACTAAATTCCTAGTAAATATATGGGCTTATGACTACCACGGAAAATTTAAAGTGGAGTGTGAAGACAATCCAACCTCATTGGAAAAAGCAATAGTTGACAAACTAGGAGAAAATGATATTATGTGGGAAAGAACGGGAATGTTCGCCCCGTTAAACAGAATAACCTATGAGGAGGTTACTTATGATACAAGACCTATACAAAGCAAAAAGGTCCTTGGAGTTGAAGTGGGAACAGGAGCATCTGGCTAATAACAGATACACTCTTGAAATGGTCAGGATTGATGACAAAGTTAAAGAAGTCATTACCAAGATCAAGCTGGAAGAAGCAGCAATTGCTCACAGGCACAATACAATAGAAGATGCCGCTCCGAGAGTTTCAGTAGCTACTTAAACAAAAGCTACATCTTAAAAACATCATTTACATTACAGGCTCTCTTGCGCTCTATTCAAATGTGTTGTATAAAAGACACACTATACAATTAATTAGAACATAGACGCGTATAGTCGACGGCCTAGAGACTATGTTCGGAAAACTAGGAGGATACAATTATGGCATCAACTACATTTTCGGGACCGATTAAAGCGGGAACGATTTCAAACACAACAGGTACAACACTCGGTGATAACGTTAAAAACGTTGGTCAAGTAGTAATGACTCAATCATCAGATGTTGCCTTAACTCACGCGACGACTACAGCGACTGCTTTAGGAATTATTATTCCTGCAAACAGTCAAATTATAAATATCAATATCGTGGTAGAATCTTTATTTACTAACTCTTCTACAACTACAATTGCTATTGGAAATGCTACAGGGACTCCAACAAACATTGGAGCAGCTCATAACGTTTCTGCTACAGCAGTAGGACCATTAAAAATGTTACAGGCTTCAGTAGGAGCTTGGGACAATATTGGAACTAGTGATATTGAACTTTTCGGTATCGTTGTTGCTAACTCTGCAAGTGCAGGAAAAGCAAGAATTGTTGTTGACTACGCACAAAACAATAATTTAACTGCGTTATAATAATTAATTAAGTGTGGGCTTCGGCCCACACAAAATTTAAGGAGAAGCAAATGGCATCATACTCAAGTGACCAACTAGTAGCCCATAGAACAAGTGATGGACAATTAGTTCCAGCAACACAAAGAGCAAGAATAACTTCTATTCAAGCTGCAGGTGCTGCTAGTTCTGGTATAAAACTTTATAATGGAACAGGAACTGGAGCAGGAAATGTTTTAATAGCTGAATATCTTTTTGGAACTGAAGGACTAGAAGTTTATGTACCAGGTTCAGGAATTTTATTTGATGCTGGAGTTTATTTAGACTTAACTGCAACACCAGGCGTAACTATTACATTTACGTAGGAGTAAAATTGTGGCTACAATTACTTATACAGTCACTGTAGCAAGTGGCACTACACAATACGGAACCGGTGATAAATTTTATATTAACGGTGAGTTAGCTCCTGTCTTATATTTAGATGAAGGTAATACTTACATATTTGATCAAACAGATTCTTCAAATTCAGGTGACGTTTTTGCATTTTCTACAAATCCTAATAATTCACCTTCTTCAGCGTATACAACTGGTGTAACCACTACAGGAACACCAGGAACCGATGGTAAAACAACCATAGTTGTAGCCCCAGTTAAAAAAACTGGTGCACCAGTTTTATTTTATTATTGCACAAATCACGCTGGTATGGGTAATAGTGCACAAACTATTTCACCAACATCAAATGAAGCAGAATTTAATCCGCAGATTGATGAAATTATAGAGGAAGCTTTTGAAAGAACTGGAGTTCAAGGTACTAGAACTGGTTATCAATTAAGATCTGCAAGAAGATCTTTAAATATAATGTTTCAAGAATGGGGCAATAGAGGTGTTCATTTATGGAAAGTAAAACTTGCAAAAATTCCATTAGTAGAAGGTCAAGCAGAATATAATTTTGCATCTGATTCTACAAACTTTCCACAAGATATAGATTCAGTATTAGAAGCTTATTACAGAAATAATTCTGATGCAACTGCACCAGCAGATATTGCGTTAACTAAAATAGATAGATCTGCTTATTCAGCCACACCTAATAAATTAACTAAAGGCACACCATCACAATATTATGTAGAAAGAAAATTAAACCCAAGTATATTTTTATATACAACACCAAGTTCAAGTGTATCAAGCACAACAACACCAAGTAATTTTCAATTTTGTTTTTACTATTTAGCAAAAATACAAGATGCAGGTTCATACAATTTTACATCAGATGTAGTTAATAGATTTTATCCGTGTATGATGTCAGGACTTGCATATTATTTAAGTCAAAAATATTCACCAGCTATGAGTCAAGAGTTGGAAAGAAGATACGAAAGTGAATTGTTAAGAGCACTTGATGCAGATAATCAAGGTACATCTACTTTCATTTCACCACAAACATTTTATGGAGATGGAGTATAATGGGTAAGTATGCAGCGGGTAAATACGCTTTAGCAATTTCTGATAGATCAGGAATGGCATTTCCATATGATGAAATGGTTAGAGAATGGAATGGAGCTCTAGTTCATACTTCTGAGTATGAACCTAAACAACCACAACTTCAACCAAAGCCAGTGGGATCAGATCCACAAGCTTTGTATAATCCAAGACCACAACCTGAATCAAAAACAAGTTTAATACTTTTAGGTAACAATCCTTTTACATCTGTTATTTATAGTGGCACAACTTATGTAAATGTTTTTTCACAAGATCATCAAAGAGCAGCAGGTTCTGTTGTAAGATTTAGAGGACCACCCGATGTAACTGTTGCGGGTCCTGGTGGTGTATTTCCAATTCCAGCTGATCGTAAAAATTTACAACAATTTGCAACTATCCCAACATTTGATAATGTAAGTGATTTAAATAATACAAGTGGATTCACAATTGCATTAGGACAAATAGATTCTTCAGGAACTGTTACAGGAGCAACAACTTCAGACTCTTTAACAGATCCAATAAATTATTTTTATATAACTAGCACTAGTAGTGCTACATCAGGTGGTGTATCAGGGGGTGGAGCAAACACATCTGCTGGACCAGTAACATTAGGAGTAGTAAACGGATAATGGCATACACTTTAGACAATTTAAGAACTGATATTAGAAACTATACAGAGGTAGGTAGTAATGTTTTATCTGATTCTGTTTTAGAGAGAATAATTAAAAATGCTGAATTAAAAATTCATAGAGCAATTGATACAGATCAAAGTGTATTTTATGCAACATCAAATTTAATTATAAATAATAGATATGTCACAATACCTGCTGATTTGAGATTTATTAGATATGTACAACTTACAAATTCTGATGGAGAACAATTTTATTTAGAGCAAAGAGACACAAGTTTTATAGCAGAATATTATTCTACACCTGGAACTTCAGCTGTAGATATACCTAAATATTATGCTAACTGGGATGAAGAGTTTTGGGTAGTGGCCCCAACGCCTGATAGAACCTACGATATTACATTGGCTTATGACAAAGAGCCAGATACTATAACAGATACAACATCAAATCCCGCTCCAGCTACAAATGGAACGTATCTGTCAAATAAATATTCAGATTTACTTTTATACGCTTGTCTAGTAAATACATATGGATACTTGAAAGGTCCGCAGGATATGTTACAATACTATCAAGCTGCTTATAATGAAGCTTTAGAAACGTATGCTCTCGAGCAAATCGGGAACAGACGCAGAGACGAATATCAAGATGGTGAAGTTCGGGCTCAACTTAACGTCAAACCACCATCAAGTTATGGAAAATAAATAGGAGAAAATAAAAATGGCAAACGTAGTACCTTACTCATTCGCACAAGAATTGTTAAAAGGACAACATAATTTCCCAACTAACACTATCTACATAGCGTTGTATGAAGCTGGATCAGGAGCACCTTATGCTGTTTCAGATACTGCTTATAGTTCAGGAACAGCTAACCAAGTTTCAGGAACTGGGTATACAACTGGTGGAAAAGTTTTGCAAAATGGAACTGTTGCTAACCAAACAAGTGTTGCAACTGTGACTTTTGATAC